GTTTGTTGGTGCTGCAGCAATTGGATCAAGTGGAGGAACTATTTCTTCATTCTTTCCAGCAGCTTCAAATGATGTTTTATCAATGAACGGAACTACAACTGGTGGTATTTCTGGTTCTGTTGTTCAAATTACAGCGTTACAAAGTGCAGAATATTTAGTGCACAATTCACTGTTACTTGGTTCAGGATCTTTAGCAACACCATTTAGTGATACGTAATAAATAAATAGTGGCTCCTTCGGGAGCCACAAACTAAGGAGAACATTATGGCAGCTAAAGCTGATATACAAGCAACAAGAGTTTTAGGAGCAGCAACATCGACTGTTGTTATCGCACCACCTGTAAGACTTAAAGGTATTATTGTTGCTTCAAGTGGAGGCGGTGCTGGATTGGTTCAGTTGAATACTAGTTCTTCTTCTGGAGGAACAAATTTATTTACAGCAGATATCCCAAGTGGAGATGTAATTAACTTTTCATTACCAGAAGATGGAATTTTATTTCCTTATGGAGTTTATTTATCTACAGCAACTAATGTTACTGCAGTAACTTTACTAACTGATAAATTTTCAGGACCTAACCTAACTGGTCAAAATGGTTAATAAGATATGGACGATTATTACGCGGACATATTAGGTTTTAAAAATGGTGGCATGCCACCTCGTAATAAGAAGAATTTCCGTTCCACTAAAAGTGGAGCGGGAATGACTCAAGCTGGAGTCAAAGCCTACCGAAGAATGAATCCTGGCTCTAAATTAAAAACAGCTGTAACAGAAGACAAACCAGGACCTAAAAGAGCAGCTAGACGTAAATCTTATTGTGCTAGATCTGCTGGACAAATGAGAATGCATAACGTTAATTGTAGTAAAACTCCTGATAAAAGAATATGTGCTGCAAGAAGACGTTGGAAGTGCTAGAAAAAATATATTGGTCTGTCCTAGACGGACTTTTATATGTTATACTTACAATATTATTTATTTTAACAATAGTAGGAATATGGGGGGTAACAATGTTCGATAAATATTTTATGAAATTCTTAGAAGCTGTAGATAACTTCTTTGATAAGATTTGGAATTGGATTAAAGCACCAAGATGTAAATGTAACTTAAAAAATAAAAAGGTTTCAAAAGAAGATTTATTCAACGGAGAATAAAATGAGAGACACTAAAGTTATAGACAGATTTACTCAAGAAAGTGAAAAGAAACATAAAGAAATGTTGCTTTTTAGAAACTTAAAAAAAGAAGTAAATGTTGGAGATAATGGAACTCAAGATTACGTTATAAAAAAAGGTGTTAATAAAGGTAAAATAGCAAAAAAATGAACGGCAACAGATGTAAACATTGTGACCACGATTGTCACTGTGAAGCAGATAAAATAAATGCAGAACACTTTTCTCCATTAATGGAGTTATGTGGTTGTGAAAAATGTGAGCATGAGATTTTAAGTGATGAAGGAGATTGCTTATCGTGCCAATAAAGGAGAGTGATAGGATGAACTATTATTTTACTGGTTGGTTAATTATTGGTATGTTGTGGTTGGCTTTTTGTGGTGGTCCTCAATGAAAAAACCATTAACGATATCGGAAGAGGCATCAGTGCAGATGCCCATGAAGACGGTTGCCAGTTTAATTGCACTCGTTGCAATCGGCACCTGGGCTTATTTTGGTTTAATTGAAACACAAAACCAACATCATACTAGATTACAATTAATGGAAGCAGATGTTGAAGATAACACAGAGTTTAGAATAAAATGGCCAAGAGGTTTAATGGGTTCGTTGCCCGCTGATTCTGAACAGTTCATGCTTATCGAAGATCTATATAAACAAGTAGAAAAAATGCAACAGACTCAAGAGATGAATATGACTAATAAAGTTAATATAGAATTTTTAATGAAGCAGTTAGATAAGGCTCAAAAAGATATAGAAAAATTAAAAGACAAACAACGGGAGTTTGCTAATGGAAACGGTTATTAGCAGTGTCGTTGCTCTCTGTATGTTTATTGCAGGAGAATTGCAAGAACACAGAATACAAGAGTCTATGTCTGATTGTTTAAAGGGTAAAAGACTTGCAGAACGTGATATAAATGTTAATGTCACTTATAAATGTGGTAATGTAAAAGTTGAATTAGAAGAAAATATAGATGGAAGTAAATCAATAAAAAAGATATTAAACCATTGATATAAAAATGAATAAAAGATCCTGTAGCGGATGTACCGCCTGTTGCGAAGGTTGGTTAGAAGGTTCTGCATATAATCATAAATTTTTCTCTGGAAGACCATGTCATTTTAAAGGTAAAGATGGTTGCTCTATTTATGAAAATAGACCAAAAGAACAATGCCAAGATTTTAACTGTATGTGGTTAACTAATTTAAATATTCCAGAGTGGTTAAAACCTAATTTATCAAAAGTTATTATTGTAGAAAAAAATAACAATGATATAGGTTATCATATTGAAGTTTCTGAAATGGGTAAAAAAATAGATTCTGTTGTATTATCATGGCTATTTCAATTTCATACAAATAATAGAATTAATATGTCTATACAGATAGATAGTGGTTGGATGCATTTTGGTACTAAAGAATATTTAGAGTATAAGAATATAAAAATATGAAAGAATTAGTTTTTTTATGTTCTCTTCCTAGAGCAGGTAACACAGTAATAAGTTCTATTTTAAATCAAAATAAACATATAAAAGTATCTCCTAATTCAATAACTGCAAATATACTTTATAATTTAATTTCTTTAAAAGGAACTGAAATATTTCAAAATTTTCCAAATCATAGATCTTTAGATAATGTTATTGCTTCTGTTTTACCTACATATTATCAAGATTGGGATGCAGATATAATTATAGATAGAGGAACATGGGGGACACCCTTTAATTTAAATTTAATTAAAAATTTTATAAAAAATCCTAAATTTATTTTATTAGTTAGACCTATTGTTGAGTGTGCAGCTTCTTTTGCTAAACTTCAAATGGATAATGGATATTCAAAAAAAGAAGCTTGTGATTTTGTTAACAACAGTTTAGAAGAAGATAAAATATTAGGTAGAAGCATAATCAGTATATCAAATATTATAAAAAATAATGAAAATTATAAAATATTTTATTATAAAGATTTTTGCAATAATCCAGAAAATTTTTTTAAAGATTTAAGTAATTATTTAAATACAGAGATTAAGTATAATTTTGATAAAATCGAACCATTCAATGTAAATGGTATTTATTATAATGATGAAATAATTGGTTTAAAAAACTTACATTATATATATTCTGGAAAACCTAAAGAGGAAATATACGATGTTGATAACTATCTTACTAATGATATAATTGATAAAATACAAAAAATAGAACATGAATCTTTTTCAAATACCAAGAATAATTAAAAACTGGTCTTACGCTAAAGACATAGAATACACAAACAACTTTGAACAAAATAAAGTATCTTTTGGAAGAAGATTTGCTAGGCAATACACTAAATCTAAATTATGGGAAAAAAGTTTTTTAGAATTTAATCTTGTACCTGATAAAGAAGAACCTGTATTAGGTAATTTACTTATGAATCATTATGAAGATAATGCTTGTACACATATCCATAAAGATTCAGCTCCAGAAGGTTATGTTCATGTTAGAGCAAATGTTTTATTAAAAAAACCTAATAGAGGTGGAGATATAATAATTGAAGATAAAATATTCTCTATAGAAGAAAATGATTTATGGATTATTTTTGCTTCTTTAGAAAATCACGGATCTACACCTATTGAAAAGGGAGAAAGATTGATTTATTCTTTTGGTTCATTAATAAAATTAGAATCTATAAAAAAAATATTATAATAAAAATGAATCTTTCTCGAAACTTTACTTTACAAGAGTTAATTAAATCAGACACTGCGGTACGATTAGGGGTGGATAACAATCCTAATGCTAATCAGATTGAAAAATTAAAATTATTATGTGAAAATATTTTACAACCAGTTAGAGATCACTTTGGTCCAGTGACCGTGACTAGTGGATTTAGATCTCCTGATCTTTGTCTTAAAATAGGTAGTTCAATTACTAGTCAACATACAAAAGCAGAGGCTTGTGATTTTGAATGTCCAGGAAAAGATAATGCTGAAGTTGCAGATTGGATTTATAAGAATTTAGATTTTGATCAAATGATTTTAGAATTCTATGTTCCAGGAGAACCTAATAGTGGATGGGTGCATTGCAGCTATGTTTCAGAAAAAGGAAGAAAACAATTCTTGCGAGCTTTTAAAGAAGATGGTAGAACTAAATATAAACCAATAATAGGAAAGGCGGTAGATTTAGTATGAGTATTTCAAGATCACAAATGACAAAACAAGTTGATGGACAATTAAGTGGAGCTAAAAAGAAAAAAGCTCCTAAAGGATATCATTATATGCCAGATGGCAAATTAATGAAGGATTCCGAACATGCTAAAAAAAAGAAATCCAATAGCAAAAGAGCTCTTAGCAAGACGTTTACTGCATAAACCAAAAGTGGTACAATCAATTAAGTTGTACAACCGCAAAAAGGATAAGTTATACACTTACAAAGCCGCGGCTAAAATGGAGGAATAAATGGCAAAAAAGATGAAAAAAGGAAAAGGTCCTTGTTGGGAAGGCTATGAGATGGTTGGAACTAAAATGAAGAATGGTAGAAAAGTACCTAATTGTGTTCCAATGAAAAAAAGAAACATGGGCTCTCCTATAACAGGTGAATACATTGGTTCTCATATTAAATCAGAAGTTGGAGAACAAATGGTTTCTAATAAATCTTATGAAGACTATTACAAAGATATTTTATAATGGATTACGCAGAAAAATATTATAAGAATGGAACTCCTGCTAATAAAAAACGATTTAATCAAATCGTTAATGATTTAAGAGTTGATATGTCTATGAACTCAGCTGTTAGCGAAGGACTAAGACAAATACGAGAAGAAATTAAAACTACATCTGGAGGTAAGAAATTTAATTCAGGTGGTTTTATAAACATGAAAGATTATTATAAAGGAATGATATAATGGCAAGTTCAGGAACTACATCATTTAATTTAAATATAGACGAAATCATAGATGAAGCCTATGAAAGATGTGGTCTTACTACAGATTCAGGATACGATTTAAAAAGAGCTAGAAGAAATTTAAATATTCTATTATCAGAATGGGGTAATAGAGGATTGCACTTATGGAAAGTTAAAAACAAAGAACAAGTGATGACCAGTGGCGTGTATCAATATGCTACTCCAAGTGATTGCAGTGATGTTCTAGAGGCTTATATTTCTACAGGTGCAGGTAACAGTCCTACCATTACCGATGTGTCTTTAACTAAAACTGATAGATCTACATACGCTGGATTGCCTAACAAAGGCTCTACAGGACAACCATCACAGTATTATGTAGACAGACAAATTAATCCACAAATATATTTGTATCAAACACCTGATGTGGTTACTTATACTTATTTAAAATATTATTATATTGCTAGAATTGAAGATGCTGGATCCTACACAAATACTCCTGATGCACCTTATAGATTTTTACCTTGTATGGTAGCAGGTCTTGCATACTATTTATCTTTTTTAAAAGCTGCAGATAGAACACAAATGTTAAAACTAGCTTATGAAGATGAAATGAAAAGAGCTTTAGATGAAGATGGTTCTAGAACTTCTTTATACATTTCTCCTCAAACTTACTTTGGAGATGGTGTCTAATGTCTCATGCAACTGGTAAAAGATCACATGCTATATCTGATCGTTCTGGAATGGCATTTCCTTACAAGGAAATGGTTAGAGAATGGACAGGAGCTCTAGTTCATATATCTGAATATGAGCCAAAACATCCTCAAATAAGAAGAAAGACAGTTAAAGCTGATGCTATTGCATTATTAAATCCAAGACCTCAAGACTTTACTTTGATATCTGGAGGAGCTAATTTTACTACAGCAGATTTAGGATTACCTGGTCAATTTGGTTTTTTATCTAATGGAATGCAACCAGATAACGGTTCAGCACAAAATAGAAGAAGACAATTAAATTCAATGGCAGGTACTGTAACAGTGGAGATATCGTAATGGCTATAACGTATGCAAATTTTTTAACTCAAGTAAGAGACTATACTGAAGTAGATTCTAATGTACTAACAGATAGTATTATTGATAATTTTATTAGAAATACAGAATTAAATGTAGCTGGGCAAGTAGATTATGATGATTTAAGAAAATACTCTACTTCATCTTTTACAAGTGGCAATAGAGCTGTAAGTCTTCCTGCTGATTGTATGATAATGAGATCCGTACAAGTTATTAATGGTTCTGATAGAACTTTTTTAGAAAAAAGAGATACTAGTTTTATTTCTGAATACAATGGTTCAGGAGCAACAGGATTGCCTAAGTTTTGGGCTAATTGGGATGATTTCAATATTATTGTAGCACCTACACCAGATTCAGCTTACACTATTCAAATTAATTTTATAAAGGATCCTCCTCATTTTAGTGCTACTAACAATACATTTCTTTCTACTTATCAAGAGTCCATGTTATTACATGGTGCATTAACAGAAGCTTTTTCTTATTTGAAAGGTCCTCAAGATCTTTACACGTTATACAAAAGCAAGTATGATGAAGAAGTACAAGCGTTTGCTCTACAGCAAATGGGTAGAAGACGTAGAGGCGAATACGACAGTGGTGTACCTCGAATTAAAATACCATCACCGTCACCATAAACAAATTTATAAGGAGAATATATTATGGCTATTACAACTAATGCAATTTGCAATTCATTTAAAAAACAATTGATGGGTGGTGAGCATGATTTTGATAGTGGTGGAGATACATTTAAATTAGCAATGTATGTTTCTACTGCTACATTAGGAGCATCGACTACTAACTATTCATCATCTGGCGAAGTAACTTCACCAGCAGGATACTCTGCAGGTGGAAAAGCTTTAGTTAACCAAGGTGTTAAAGTTTCATCAGGAGTCGCTATTACTGACTTTGCTGATTTATCTTTTACTGGAGTTACACTAACAGCTAGAGGTGCTTTAATTTACAACACAACTACTGACGGTGGTACTGGTACTACTGAAGCAGTTGCTGTTTTAGATTTTGGTGGAGACAAGACTGCAACATCTGGAACATTTACAATCCAGTTCCCTGCATTCACAACTTCTGCTGCGATTCTAAGAATTGCGTAATAAGGATATAAAATGATATGGCCGTTGGATGGGGTAATAAAACTTGGGGCGAAGAAACTTGGGGCGATCTAAGTAACGCCACTGCCTCACCCAGCGGAATATCAGCAACTACATCAATCGGTTCATCAACAACACAAGCCAATGCTAATGTTGATGTAACAGGATCACAACTCACATTTACAAACGCAGGTGCCGTTGGAGGTTCGTCAGTACAATTTTCTGTAACCGGTATTCAATTAACTTCTTCAATTGGAGAAGAAGATATTGCTAGAGGTATTCAACAAGATGTTACTGGTTCTCAATTAACTTCAACACCAGGTACAGTTACCATTGATGACAATTTCTTAATTGGTTCTGGATGGGGTAGAGATGCTTGGGGATCAATGGTATGGGGTGATGCTTACTCTGTACAAACAGGATCCGTATCTGCAACAATGTCTATTGGTGCAGTTGCTGAAGTAACAGCAGGGGCTAGTGCAAGTCCTACAGGACAAGAGTTAACAACAACTCCTGGTCAAATCACAATGACTGGAGATGCAAACATAGATGTAACTGGAATACAAGCAACATTATCAGTAGGTCAAATTCAAGGACTATCTGTAGTCGGTAGCCAAATGGCTATGTCTATTCAAACAGTAGATATTGAAGCAGGTGGTAATGTATCAGTAAACCCAATTGAAGATAACTTAGATTCATTTATTGGTTCTGTAACCTTAGATATTGGAGTAACAGCGGGGGTTACTGGATCAGAACTAACTTCATCTATTGCAGGGGTTACAACTACTGCAGACGCAAACGTAACTTTAACTGGTATACAATTAACAAGCTCTATAGGAGAAGAGACGGTTGTAGCTGATGGTAATGTCTCTGTAACAGGTATTGAATTAACTAGCTCAATAGGTAATGAGACCGTAACTGCAGATGCTAATGTGACTATCACAGGGTCGGCTCTTACAAGTTCAATAGGATCCGTTGAACAAAACACTATATACGATGTAACTGGCTCAGAAATGACCATGTTTATAGGGGAAGAAACAACTATAGCTAATGCAAATGTGGACGTTACTGGCATAGCCTTGACCAGTTCTATAGGAAGCGTTAATACTACTTCTTGGCAAGAGATTAATCTAGGGGTAAACAATGTTTGGACTGAGGTTGATTTGGCTGCATGATTAAGGTAAAATTATAATTATTTAGGAGAAATTTTTTATGGCATCTAGTTACTCAACAGATTTAAAACTCGAACTAATGGTCACTGGCGAAAACGCTGGTACATGGGGTGATAAAACAAATACAAACTTAAA